CTCCAGTGCTCCTCCTGGTGATTATCCCGCGATCAATATTTATAATGCTAATCAAGCGATGTATTGTTATGACTTGGACGGCTTAACCGAGATTTTGTCCAGTTGTTTTAATACTGGAGTTGATAATGTCTCGGTTTCCAACACTACCGCGGAAACTAGTTTGTATGGAACGCCCGTCGGTACGAGGACTTTACCAGCTTACTTTTTTAAGATAGGGAAAACGATTCGTTTTCGGATTCGCGGTTTTGTAAGTACTACAGGCACACCAACAATTGATTTAAAAATCAAATTGGGGGGCGTGGTACTCTTGCAAACTCAACCATTTACCCTTGGTGGTACTGTTTCGAACAATTATTTTGAGATTGAGGCCGCCTTGTGTTGTCGTTCCATAGGGTCAGCTGGTTCGGTAATATCCGAAGGTAAATTTTTATATGACAATACCTCGAACTCTGGAGAGATCAAAGGAATGATTAACACAGCTCCAGTTGCCATAAATACAACTATCGACCAGGTTTTGGACATCACCGCAACCTGGAGCGTTGCCGATGCTGCAAACTCCATTACATCCACTATTAGAACAATTGAAAGGGTAAACTAAAATGCCGGTAAATTATATTGTAAATAGGCTGGGAGGGGGATTAAAGCCAACAGGCGGGAGCACACAAAAAATCGTTGTTCCTCACAATGCAATTTTTAATGTTGCGCCGAATCAAGCTTTTAGCATTTCGGCAATCGTACTACCAAAGCAAATCTTAAGAAGGAACAACATATCATCAAAAAGAGGAGTTGTGGTCGGTACTCTTTTAGGTGGGTACCTTTTTGCAATTGAAGCTGGAGGGCAACTAATATTTGCCCTTGATGAAAATACAGGAACTTCAACAGGTAGAAGAGATTTAATATATTCTCCAACGGCTCTTGTGAGACCCGATGAAATTGCGCACTTAGTAATTACTAAGTCAACCTCTTTCGGTTCCCTTTCCGCTTACAAGTATTATTATCAAGGTGAACTGGTTGCCGGTCTAACTTTTTCAACAGGCTCAACAGGCGCAATTGCCTCTGGTACCAACACGTCAAACTCTTCAGATTTAACAATTTTATATGAAAATCAAGTGGCTCAAGGTACAGCGCAAAGCGCAGAACTGGTCAAACATGACTTAAAATTTTTCAATAAAGAGCTGACAGCTGACGAAGTAAAAGCCTTACGGGACGGAGACGGGGCAAGCATACCTAACACCGCTTTAAGTTCGCTTGTTGAGTGGTGGTCATTCAATCAAAAGCAAGGGACAACATTGCCTGGAGCCAAAGGAAACAACGGAACCTTAACAGGCTTTACAACTTCTCTTGGTGTGTCCAACCAGTGGGTAAATGAAAATCAAGAACCTTTTTTAACCGCTTAATTTTTATGCCCTCTCAAATTGCAATTAATAGGATCGGAAATGGACTTTACGGAAATGGGGTAAATAATCACGTAGTCATACCGCACAAAACAATCTTTGACATGAGCAGTACTGATAATAAATCTTTTATTATCACATTACTACCACTAACACCGAATGCCTCAGCTTCTTTTGTTATTCCTCTTTCAAAGTTGCAACCCATCACCGGAGCTTGGAAAGGTTGGTTAATCTACCTGTACGCAACTGGTCAAATATCATTCTCACTAATTTCTGATGCCCTAACACCTATCGGAGCTACTTTCGCAACTGACGCTGGAGCGGTACCAGTCGGTCAAATTTCTCAGGTGGCTATTAATAAAGTGGGAATAGACCCGGCAAACTGGAGTATTTATGTAAACGGTATTTCAATCCCCCGCTCGATTGTTATTACTCAGCTTAATAATATGATTGCCTCAAGTGTTACCACTACAACAACCGCGGTGAATGTTTATCGGAGAGACCCCAACGTAGTAAGCAGTGGAACTGACATTTACAAAGGTTATATGTATGACCTTAAATGGTTTGGGGGCGGGAATTTAACTCCTGAAGAAATTAAATTTATGGCAAAAAACGATGGAGCAACTATCCCAAGCTCTGCAAGGGCAAAACTTACCGATTGGTGGAGTTTTGAGCAAAAGTCCGGCACTCCATTAATTTCCGAGAGTGGCTCAAATAATGGGGCTATGAGTGGTTTTATCACTAGTCTAGGTTCCACAAATCAATGGGTTGATTCTATCCAAAAACCAATTTTAATTTAAAAAAATATGCCAGGACTTGCAGTTGGAAATAGAAATGGAAACGGGTTAAAATTTAAGGCGTCTGATTCAAATTATATATTAGCTCCTCACTCCGAAATATTAAATTTTGATTATAACAATCCTTGTACAATTGTTGGGCTCGGAATAATTTATGATTCAGTCTCTTTTAGTGGGATTTTTAATAAAACCACTGTAAATGGTAGTAATGGATATGTCGTTAACATCGTCCGAACAAGTGCGACTGATTTTCAATTGGCAGGGTTGTTTTGCAGAAATTTAGCATACAAAAGAGCTTTGGCCTCTGGTTTCAAGTTTGGGGAAATGGTACATTTTGCCTGGGTTAACCCAGGGGATGGAATACCAGCTAATTATCATATATACAAAAATAGCGCACCCCTAACCGTTTCAGCTACTCACGACACCTCAGGCTCTTGTAAAAGTACAGCTGCTATCAATATCGGAAAATTTCAAAATTCCATCGGAGTCGATTGTTTCTTGGACTCTATTCTTTATTCGGTTAAAGTATTCAATCTCGCATTGACTCAAAAGAACATAACCGAATTATACAAGTCGGACAACTTTAGGTGTTCGGCAATGAGCAATCTTGTTGCAGGGTACGAATTTGACGACAAGGCCGGAACAATTGCAAAAGATTCGCTGGCCAACAATGGCACTTTAACCAATTTCACAAACACTTCTCTAGGGGTCAATAATCAGTGGCTCGACAATAACCAGCAACCAATTTTAATTTAAAAACTCAAAATAAAATGGCAGATATCACACCCATGATTCAATATGGTCTCCCTCCAGCTGGGAAGACTAAAAAAACGTTTCTGGACAATCCAAGAAACTTAATTAAAAAGACCGTTGTGACCTTTCACGAGTTCGACTTGAACGACGAGAAAGAGTTTATTTACTCCAGAATTGCAGTTGAGCAATTCAATGTGATCGAAGGGCAAGACGTTCTGATAAATTCCTTTGAAGTTCAACGCTGGGTTGATAATACAACCTTTGTAAACTATCAAGGCGAGATTGTTGACCCGTCAAGCGAAACTCCAAAGCTCACCGAGTGGCAATATTTCAAGTACCTGGAGGCAAACGAAATTCACATACCAACCCTTAAGGAAACCTATTTGGACAAGATGTTTAACGCTGGTTATTTCGACAAACCGAAGGAGCTTCAGTCAGTACCCCAACCTCTAAATTTTCAAAATATATGAGCACTATAAAAGCCGTACTGGTACACAATTACCTCCAGCCGATAAAAGACCCGGTATCAATACTCTCTTACCTCATTCGAGTCTTTGGGAAGACTTATTGGAACCATGTTGAGTTGATAATTGAAGAGGAGGGCGAGTTGTATTTGATCGGAGCGCAATTCCCAAAAGTGCGCAAGGTCGACTTTTACTCCTGGAGCCAGTTTGTGAGGCGGGATTTTAAAATGATGGACATACCCTCCTCCAGGTCTCAAGAGGAAATGATTGAGGAAGCAAAAAAAGCAATAGGGCAACGGTACGACCGGGACTCCTTATTGATTTTTATTCCTTTTTTCCTAGCCTTTAAAGTCTGGATAGGAAGAAAGAAAAAACGGACAAAGAGCCCGTATTGCTTCGAGCTACTGGCTCAAGTGGCTGGCTGGCCTGACTCCTTTAATATTACTCCAAATAAAGCGGTTGAATTGCTTTCCGATGTCACCGGCAACAATGTCGGAGACATGAACTCACCTGTTACAAATGCGTCCTACTAATCGCCTTTAATTGAAATGACCTTTGGCACAAGATCAAAGGTAAATGACTAATTTATACAGTGCGAAATTTTGGGCGGTTAGTGAAGGAGTAATGGAAAGGTACTTGCCTCTAGTTCTTGACAGAATCAAGAACGGTAGGGGGTTAGACGTTTTCAAGAGGGAAGAAACCGCCAGTTTTGCACTTGGAGGCCGCGACCCAATTTCCGGTCTTCCAGTTTTAAGAAGTTTTCCGAGAGTTGCTTTTATCCCGGTGATCGGGGGAGTAACAAAACACGGTGACCTTTGCTCGTATGGTATGCGGGAACTTGGCTTAATGGTGCAAGCCGCTAACGAGTCAGAGAACGTTGACGCAATATTGTTTGAGTTCGACTCTCCAGGCGGAACCGTAGACGGTACCCAGGAGCTCGGAACCATTATTGCAATGAGCGCAAAACCAACCGTTGGTTTTTGCGACAACCAGACCGCATCCGCTGGCTACTGGCTGGCCTCTCAATGTGATTACCTATACGCGAACAGTCTTAATAATACTGAGATCGGTTCAATAGGTACTCTTTATGTCCACGTCAACCAGGCAAAGAAAATTGAAAACGAGGTTGGAGAGGTCACAATTTTCAGGGCGTCTCAAAGTGTAGACAAAGCCCGCATCAATTCAATTGAACCTTTAACCGAAGAGCTCAAAGCCGAAATCATTGACGAGCTCACCGAAATCACTGAAGCATTTAAGGCGACCGTTACCAATGGCCGCGGCAACAGATTGTCAACAGGCAATGAGGACATTTTTACCGGCAAGATGTACCCGAAAAAGCAGGCTTTAAAAATGGGAATGATTGACGCAATCGGAACATTTGCCGAAGCCGCCGAGAAGGCCTCAACCCTTGCAAGGACTGGAGGTCACAAGAAAATCCGCAATTCAAAAACTCAAGATAAAAACGCAAAAAGTATGTCACTAAAGGACTGGTTTAATAAACCAAAAGAGGAAAGTGCAGAAGAGACGACGGTGACAGCTGAAGCCGCTGAACTTGCACAATTAAAAGCTGACATGATTGAGGCAAACTCCTCAGTTGAGACAGCAACCGCAAAAATTACCGCTCTTGAAACTACTATTCAAGAAAAAGACGCTCGAATTGCCGAGCTGGAAAGCCAGGTTACGGAACTGGAGAAAACACCCGCCGAAAGTAAATCAACTGTAGCTCATACGGGCGACAACCCGCCAACCACGCTTGGAGAGGAGAAGGAAATGACTAGCTGGGAAAAGAAAGCGGCCAACATCAAATCAAAGAAAATCTCAAAATAAAAAATCTCAAAATAAAAATTAAGTAGGAAAATGAGCGCAATTGATATTTCAAAATTAACTGACACCCTGGGAGCGCATTGCCAGGAACACAGAGACGAACTTGTAACCGAAATCCTTTTGGACGAGTCGTTGGACGCAAAATTTGAGGTGATGGACGAAATCACCGACGAATTACCGTTGCCAAATTTAGAAGTTGGAGACCTTATCAAACCAGCTGACCCGGTGAATTTTACTCCAACTTCAAACGCTTTGAAATTTGGAGCTGAAGTGTTGAAAGTAAGAGGTATCAAAGCCGATTTACTTTTAATTCCACAAGTACTTGAAAAAACTTGGTTGGGTAAATTGAAAAGCGCAAAAAATCCTCTGGAGCTACCTTTTGAGGCTTTCATTATGACTTATATCGGTCAGAAAGTAAAAGAGAACTTGCATTTACAAGGCCTTTTCAAAGGTGAGTACGATGCAGCGGGCACAACTCCAATTGACACGCTTGACGGATTTTTAAAGCTTGTTGCTGACGCAATCACAGCTAGTAAAATCACGCCAATCGTTACTGGAGTAATTACAAAGACTAACGTAATTGACAAACTTGAGCTAGTTTATGACGGACTAGGGGACGCATACAAAGCAATCCCAACTCAAATGAAAGTGGCTCCTACCATTTACGATTGGTACAACAGAGCTTACAGAACGACTTTTGGAGGCAACAATAATTATAATGGAATGCCAGGAAAAGTATTCCTTGACGGTACAAATTGCGAACTGGTAAGAGAGCCGGGTATGTCAGGAAGTCAAAGAGTAATGGCATCAGTAAAAGAAAACTTTGTTTACGGTTGCGATACTTCCAGCGGCTTCAATTTGGATATTCAAAAATTCAACAGGTCAATTAAACTTCTTATCGACTTCAAGGCGGGTGTACAATTCAAACAGTACAGCTCAAAAGCCCTAGCGGTAAACGACCAAGCATAATTCACACAAATCAGCTATGACGGGACAAAAAAGGGAGGGTTTCTCCCTTTCCTCCTGTCCGGCTATCAATTTTTAATCAATTAGAAAAATGGCAATTGTTTTAACAGATATAAAGCAAAAAACCGGGCCGATTCCCGGAGGAGCTGTAAACCTTTACCTGGTGCTTGCTGACGATGTTCAAGACATTCCAGCGGCTGCGGTACTAACCGGCTCAATTGACGCTGACATTGTTTTGAAAGCGGGCAAGACCTGGTCAAAATTCGAGTTTGCACCCGGAAAATGTAAACTTTCAAACCCAACAGTTGGTGAGGCTGGTTCAAAAAGCTTTCAAACAACTTTGGATTGCACGATAGGAGGGGACGACCCTAAAACATTGAAGCTTTTCAATGACATGATTAACGGACGTTATATTGCCGTTGTGGACATGGCCTCAATGAGAAAAAAGGTTGCTGGCTCAATTAGAGTTCCTCTATTATGTGAGGCGGCAAGCTGGGACGGTGGCGAAGATCAACCAAACATTAATGGAACTGTTTTCAGCTTTGTTTCAAGAGCTGGGTTCATTGTTGAAGATTACACCGGAGACCTAGTTGCAGGAGCGTAATGAGCTTAGAGAAATTCAGAATTAAAAATGTACCTGAGGGAATGCAAGTAATTGTCAGCTCCAAGGGTATATTTTTTATAAAATCTTTGACCGACGAGCAAGCGGCGTTACTATATAGGGACGGCCAGTCGCATTATATAGAACTTGCGCCCTCTTCGGTCAACTCAAAATCAAAAAAGACTAAGACAGTAAAGTAACTATTTCATTGTATATTGTTTGTTATTGGGTTTAAGAGTCCTGGTTTTGCCAGGACTTTTTTTTTGCCCGCCGGTGAGAAGAAAATTTGGTAAAAAGGGTATTACCTGGAGAAGAAAATTTGGGACTTTGGGTCATGCTGCAAGGTGAAAATTTCGCTCACATGCGTCCTAATAATGGCAATTGCCTCTCCTTACTTTTGATCCATGCAGGAAATTAAAGACTGGTTGGAAGGGTCAAGAGACTACCAAAAAGGGGTCGAGTTGTTGACCGAACATCATTCAAATAAAATACTTTGTCGGAACCTGGCTCGTAATGGCGAGTCAGAGTTGCACCGCGAAATGTTAGTGTATGAGCTTTCAAAGCTCATTGGCGGTTTTGACGAATTTGCCGAAAAGGCTAAAAGGGCAACTGAAGCAGTAAAAGACCTTTCGGAAAGTATTTCCCAGGCTTCGGAAAGTAATTCCCCTCTTCCGGAAATTAAATTGGACAAATTGCCAAAAGAGATTGAGGAAATAATTTTGACTCAAGGCAAGCTTTTCAATAAAAAGGCCGTCTTGTCAAACTCGCTTGTTGATCTTCCAGAGAGTGCAAGCGACGCTGACCGAAAACCGATTGTTGACCAAATTGTGAGTTTGACCGAGGAGTACAACCGCCTTGCCGAGCTCAAGACCGAGTGGCAAAAAACCGGTAAAATTCCAGATATTGAAGTAAAACCAAGGCTGGACGAGTCAACAAAAGTTGAATTACTCCAGGAGCGAAACAACCTCCGGTCGAATCTTACCAAAACCAGAAAAAACCTTGAGAAGTACCAGACCCAACCAGCAAAGGTTGTTAAGTACCGGGAAAAGGAGTCGCAAATAATTGCAAGGCTTAATGAAATTGAAGAGAAGTTGAGGTAATATGGAAGAGCTGGAGAAAAAAGAAGGGCGTTTGGATAAATTTTTGGGCTACTATCTGAAAGGTAAGCCGCTGACACCTGGTCAAGAGGAGATCCGCTTGAGATATGAGAAAGTCAATAATTTGCTTTGTAAAGGCTGGTCAAGAGACGGTATTGTAAATTTTCTAAACAATGAGTACGGTTTGAAGCCGTCCCAAGCTTACCAGGTCATTAAAGACACAATTACCCTGTTTGGAGACGTGAATGAATCCAATTTGAAAGGCCTTAAGCACGTACTTTTCGAAAATTTCATGTTGAACTCTCGTAAGGCTCGAAAATACGGTGATTACGCCTCCAGTACAAGAGCTCTTGAGGGTGCGGCTAAAATTTACCACGTATTCGAAAAAACAGTGAATACAGACGAGCTTTTTGAGGTCTTCTCATTTACAATTGAGCGGACAACTGATCCAAAAGCCCTTGAAGAAATCCCAACTATTGACATACCACACGAAGAAATTGAGGAGGAGTCCCCAACTGATTAGCCGACGTCCTGGAGAAAGGATGTTTTGAAAAACGTCCGAGATCGAGAAGAAGAAAATTTGGAAAAATCGGTGAGCGCCGGGAAGAAAATTTGGGGAAAAATGCGAGAGCTGAGGGCAAAAAATATATATTGCGGGACTGGTTAAGCTCACATAAGTCTAGCTCACCGCACCCTGGAGAGAATACCTCCAGTTATTGAAATTTTTAGAGTTTTTTAGGCCATTTAGAGCCGTCAAAAAAAAACGCCTCCTGGAAACCTGGGAGGCGTTCTTGCTTTCAACCCCGTCAAACACGTCCTACAATTGGCCAAAGCAGCCAAATACTTTTGATTCATATTACGCATAATATGACAAAAAGGAGGGTTTATGTAAATCCTAAGCAACAAAAGTTCCTAGACTCAAAGCAACGGTTTAGGGACTTTATAGGAGGGGTTGGAAGTGGTAAAACGGGGACTATCGGTCACGTTAACATTGACAAATTTTGTTATTTACCCAGGGCAAAAAGCGGTCTGGCCGCATTGACTTACAACCAGATTTTGAACAACTCTTTGCCCTCGATGGAGAAAATATGGAGGCTTTCTGGCCTGAGAGAACATACAAAACACCAGGCGGGACACTATGTCATTGGGGTAAAGCCGCCCTCCAATTGGGTAAAACCTCTTGACCCTCCAAGGCGGTTTGAGTACGTCATTTCTTTCCTGAATGGTTATTGCATTCAATTAATAAGCTTAGATCGACCAGACACAATCCGGGGTTTGAACCTGGACGCCCTTGACGTCGATGAAAAGGGCTGGATTAAACAGGAGGACTTTAACTCGGTACTATTCCCACGGGTTCGGGGTAATACTCATTCATTCAATCACCCGTTGCACCATGCGGTAATGGGTTTCTCTTCCATGCCATGGAGTATTAATGGCCAATGGATTCTGAAGAGTGAGGAGTTGGCACAAGAGAAGCCCGATAAATATTTTTTTGTTGAGGCTACCTGTAAAGACAACGAAGCGGTATTGGGTAAACACTACCTGGAGGACGCACGGGAAAGGGTACCAGATTTAATATTCAGGGTAGAGTATTTGAACGAACGGCCAAAGAAAGTTCCTAACGCCTTTTATGCTGCATTCAATGAGGACACGCACACCGCTTACAAAACCTTCGATTACACACAGACAGACGGGGGATTGTGGACGGTGGCCGGCAACCTGGACAATGACAGTAAACGCCCTCTTGAGCTCTCCTTTGACTTCAACGCAAAGTTTACCTCGTGTATAGTTTGCCAAGACCACGGAAAGGAGTTCCGTATTATCAATGAGTTTTATGTTAAAGAGTCTACAACTAACCTATTAGATGAGCTCTTGACCAAGTTTATTTCAGAGTATGGTACCAGGGAGAATAAGGACGTGTTTGTATATGGTGACCGGAACGGGAATAATAAGCAGGTGAATGACAATCAAACCTTTTATGAGAAGATACAAAGGCGACTGGCCGCGGCTGGTTTCCGACCCGCTCACATGGTAAGAGGCCTTGACCCCCCACATAAAAAGAAGTACATACTAATAAATCATTTACTCAGTGGTACCGATCCGCGCACCCCTCGAATAGTGATCAATAAGAACCGATGTAAATTCCTTATCATCTCAATGCAAAACGCTAACATGATAGGGGACTTTGAAAAGGACAAGAGCTCGGAAAGGAAAGCCATTGAGCAAGAGAGGGCGACTCACTTGAGCGACTGTTTTGATAATATAGTTTATCCGAAATACATTCGACACATGGACACTGAGACCGAACATTATGAGGCAAAGGTTGCCTAAATGTTTTATCTTACGGACTGACTAGGGGGAGCCGCCCCCCTCTCTTTCATATATAAATAAGTTGTATTACTAATGAAGGTCAAGGCCAGCTGGTCTTGACCTTCTTATTTAACTATCCACCATGGCGCGCAATAGGAGGTGTCATGGTGTACCCCCGTTTCATATATCACTTATTTTTTTTATAGCAATTGCCATTACGCGAAAGGGCGCGCACTTCAACGTGCGAAAAACCGGAATTTTTACCCCTCCTTTAGAGAGTTTTGAATGATCGTCAGGACGTTGTGAAAAAAAAGACCGGAATGACTCTCCATTTATCCGTATATTGAACTTAAAAACTGGCAATGACTTCAAGAGAAGAAAAGCAAAAAGCAATGTTGGCAATTGCCACTCGAATTAAAGTCCTCCAGGCGAGGTTTAAAAAGTGGATCCACTACCAACCACAACCAGGAGAGGAACTCCGACACGCTTTCCTGGTGACTCGAATTTTTGTCGAAGGTGAGAAGGCCTTGCACGAGTTGCGCATGGTAAAGAACCAGCCTATAAAGCCAGACAACTTTGAGCATGGCGGGTTGACAACAATTGTACAAAAGGACGGGGAGGTGATTTTACCTTATTGGACGAATTAGGGTTTTTCTTCCAGGCTTTCGGCGTGTGCCATTACCAGTTGAAGCATTTTTTTAAATCCGATATCCTGGAGAGCCAGTTTTATTTTCACCGTTCCAACTTCTGTTTTCCTTTCCTTCTCGACAACCTTTCCACCAATTAAAATTTTAAAGTCTTCGTCGGTTAGTAATAATCGCAAGTCTTTCATTTTCTCCTTTTCAAACTAAGATAAAAAAAAACCCTCACAAATGCGTCCTACTCTTGCCCTCGTGGCCGCGCTAGGTTTGCCACATGAGTAACAAGGTAAGTTTAAATGTTGTGCTGGCCACAATCGACCAAACAATAATAAATGACCAACCGGTAATCTTTTCAATATCTTATGTAAAGTTAGACAGCTCCAGGGGGCACATTGAAAGGGCGCAAAAGTCGGTCAAACTTCCTTCTGATAAAAGCGAGGGAACGTCGTTCCGCTTCAACCTAAAGAAAAGCGGCAACCTCTTATTGTTTAATGTTGATACCAAGCAATACCGCACAATCAAACTAAGCCTTATTACTCATTTCAACGGCATTAAAGTAAGGCATTGATGAGAGCAAAGATTGAGGATTTAGGCCAGGGAATTTACACGGCGTCTATTAAAAATAAAACTGGTGTTGCCGTGTCCATGACACCCGACACAAAAACAATTGACCCCCTTTCGCAATTCTGCAAACCAATTGAAGTTGGCGAGGTCGGAAAGACTTTCGCCGCCTGGGGTAAGGACAACAAGTTGCCTTACACCTTAATGAATTTGATTTACTATAACAACCTTGCGCCAGGTTCAATTGATACTAAAGACCAAATTGCACTAGGGGACAAGTTGATATTTTATTATGAAGACTTCCAAAACGGCAAGTTTATACCGACTCCCTTCTATGATTCTGAATTGCAAGACTGGCTTGACGGTATGCAAGAGCAGAAGTATAGGGAAGAGGCAATAATTGACTTTCACTGGTTCTCTAATTTCTTCGCCCAACTAAGAACCGGTAAAGGTTCCCTCAGTCAAAAGGTTGTGGCAATTGATTGTATTGAGGCTCTTGATTGTCGATCGGAAATTATAAACCCGAAGTCAGGACGAGTTGAAGGAATCGGAGTTGCGGACTGGAAGACAGGAAGACCAGCAAACGGAAAAATTGAGGTTGTGCCAACCTACAATCCAGCCTGGAAAAAGTTGCCTGGCAAGTTCATGTTGCACCTCAAAAAGAAGTCTCCAGGAAATCCGTTTTACCCGCTACCAAGTTGGATTGGCGCGCAAGAGTGGCTCCGACATGCAAACAAAATACCGGTTTGGAAGTCGGCCAACATGGACAATTCAATCAATATCAAATATCATATCTCTATCCCGGAGAGCTACTTTTTACAATTGTATCCAGAGCCCGACCATACGCAAGACTTTAGAAGGAAAAAGTATGAGGAGAAGGTTGCCGAAATAATCAACTTTTTGTCTGGAGCAAAGAATGTTTCAAAGGCTTTCTTTACTCAATACGCGGTCGATAAAATGACCGGCAAAGAGTTGCCAGGTTGGAAAATCGAAGTCATTGACAATAAAATAAACCATGAGGCCTACTCCCAGGATTACGAGGACGCAAACTCGGCAATACTTTCAGCTCTGGGTGTCGACCCTTCGTTGAGCGGGGTTTTAATTACTGGAAAAATGGGTGCTGGTTCGGGCTCCGAAAAGCGCGAAAGCTATATGTTTCATGCGAAGGTTAAGACCAGGTACGCAAGAAACCTTTTACTGGAGCCGCTGGAGCTGGCCATGAAATTAAATGGATACGATAAAAGAAACATAACGGGGGTTGGTGTTCGAAAAATTCACCTGGGAATCCAGGACGTTGAATTGACGACCCTAGACAAAAACCCGACTGGCTCACAAAAAACTTTATAGATATGCTTTTTAAAAACTTCGAGGATGTAAAGGAATTTATTTCCGTCAACCTCAACTTTGACTTTATGGACATTAAACCCTCAATCCGTCAGGCCGAGAGGGTTTACATACTTCCAGCGATAGGGAAAGAATTTTACAAAGTACTTAATGACGCTTACAACTCTGACGAGCCGATTGACGAGAAATTGCAAGAGGCTCTTGCGCTGATCCAAGAGGCGTTGGCTCAATATGCTTACTTCGTTTATATCGCAATTGGGTCAGTTGAAATTGGAAATGCTGGTATTTTGGAGACAAGCGCGAGCGGTGTTACACCCGCGCGCCAGTGGGTTGTGTCTGACCTAAAGGAGAGCCTATTGAAAGCGGGCGATGTTGCCTTGGACGCGGCGTTGGAGTTCCTTGAGGAAAACAAAGACGATTACCCGGACTGGTCGGACTCCGACTTTTTTACCCTGGCCAATGACTTGTTTTTAAATTCGGCTAATGAATTGAGCCAGTTTGTAAACATTCAAAACAGTCGACGAACATTCCTTGCCCTCAGGCCATACATTGCCAAAGCCGAAAGATTCTTTATTAAACCAACTATCGGTGAGTCCCTCTTTAATGAGATAAAAGACCAGCTGAAAGGCGAGCTATCCGAGGCCAATGAGATTATTTTAAAAAGGTTTATCCAACCGGCAACGGCTCAATTTGCCATTTGCAAAGCAATCCCGGAGCTCTTATTGAAAGTCTCAGCTGACGGAATCAGAGTCAAGAGTGTAAACAATGGCATTACCCAAAAGGCAAACGGGAGCGACACTCAGTTGTCAGAGCTTTACAAGTCTTTGTATTGGGATGCAAACTCCGACCTGACCAGCTTAAAAGAATACTTAACAAAACATATTGAGGATTACCCCTTGTACATGGAAAGTAAAAACTATTACGACCCAACCAAGGAAAGACCCTCACCAAATTCTGAAGACTTAAGGGGGTACATAGCATAATGAAATTTTTGAATGAGTGGGGGTGGTACGTGGCCATGCTGGCAATTGGAGCCCTGGTATTTTTATTCAGCTACGCGCTGGACAATTTAAATAATAAAAGATAGAAAGTGTATGAATGGAGTTAGTGAGTTGGGGTTGCAAATGCTTATTTACAGGCTGGTTGCCTCTTTTATAATCCTTGCCTTTTTAACATTACCGGTTTACCTGGTGATCAAAAGGAAGTGGGAATTTATTGAAAAAGCGTTGGCGGGTGTCGATGGAATTACCGACGTGCATGAGTTAAGAATTGGAGCAAGTCTTGCAATTCTGTTTGGGTTTATGATAATTTATTTTTTCATGCTTATCACTTACGGCGCGTTGGGCTGGGAGTGGCCAGACATTCTTTTTACTTATACCTTTTTGGGTACCACTGGAGCCGAGGCCTCTTTGATAATTTCTTTAATTCAGCTTAAAAAATTGAAATCATAATGGAAGGGAGAAAGGATTTAAGGTCGGTAATGAACCAAGTTGTATTGACTTATGCAATGAGCCTGGTTTGCGTGGTGCTAATAATTTTTATAACAATAGTCTTTGGCGGTTGCTCATCCTCCAGGAGTACGAGCAAGTCAACGTCAGCTGACACAATCAACCAGGCGGTAAAAGATTTTATACCAGTAAAAGACTTGGTACCGCTCGGACTCAACGTTGGAGACAGTCTGAAAATAAAAAAGGGGGACATTGACTTTACTTTGGTGAAGGTCTCCGACTTGTTTTATTCAGTAGCCAGTAATAAAAAAGTCGTGCTGCAGAAAGAGACAACGACAACTTTTATTCCTACAAGGACTAAAATAAAAGTGAATAACAAAACCAATAGCGACAATAAAACCAAGGTTGACAGCCACAACAAGGACAAGTCAAAAACCAAGGTGAAAGCCAAAAGCGACAATGACTCCAAGGTGAAGTCAACCAATATTACCAAGACAAAGAGCAAGTCTTTTTCCTGGTGGCTATGGCTCATTTTGATTGCTTTATTGTTGTATTGTGTTTACAGGTTTTACATAAAGATTTGGCCAGGGGGCGGTGTATGGAAAATATTAGGTTCTTTAATGGGTCGGAAATAACCTTTCAACAGGAGATACCGACCAGCTGGGAGGAGCTCTCAGGCGAACAATTTAAAAAAATTAACCAGCTCATTTATGCCGCTGGCAATTCAAAACAGGCAATTGAGGCGGCGAAAATGAGAGCTTTACAAATCCTTCTGAATCCAAAGGAGGAGGAGAAAAGATTGAATAACTTTTTGAGTCTGGAAGCTCACAAAATGTTTGACCTCTTAAAAGTGGTCAATTTTCTTTTTGATACTTTCCCGACGAGGACTTTTATTCCCTCTTTCCGCGTCGGCCTGACCCGGTATTATTTACCAGCTGAAAGGTTGAGTAATGCTGTAATGATTGAATACACCTACGCGGACAATTACTTGAGCCGTATTCCTGAAGGACTGGACGACCTGGACAAGCTGGTGGCAACTCTTTGCCGCCCTTCCAAGTGGTTTTGGTTCCTTTTGAAATTGTTTCCAGCCTCTCAGACTGGAGACCGTCGGCAAAAGTTCAATTACTACCTGATGACCAAGAGGGCAAAGAAATTCAAAAAAGTGCCGCTGGAGATAAAGTTGACGGTGTTGTACTTCTTTGTCGGATGCAAGCTCGACATAATACAGACTTATAAAAATCTATTCCCGGAGAGAAAGCCAGGCGACGAAAGCAAGGGAGACGGCGCAAGCTGGGTTGAGATAATAAGGGACGTGGCCAGCCAGGGACTTTACGGTGACTATGACAAGACAGCCTTTTACAATCTTCACACAGTCCTCACAAACCTTGACCTGGAGCAACAAAGAATCAATGAACAAAAATTGAAATCCAAAAAATGAGAGAGTCAGCATTTGAAAAATATGTGGCCTATTGGGAGAACATTGCCAACAGTCACCCGCTTATAAAATCCTTTTACTACCTCGACGAGGACGAGTTGATTACCGGCAAGTTGAGGTCAAAGATTCAATACCCGTGTTTATTCCTGGAATATTTTGAGCCACGGGTTTTTGACAACTCGGTAAATACCGCGCTCGATATTCCCTCAGGTGTTGGGATTCTTTCTCCAGTGAGGCAAGGGGACGAGGAAAAATTGAAAGAGGTACTAATTACGCACGAGCGAATAATACTTGACATTATATCCAAAATGAGGGAAGACCGCCGAAAGGGGCTCCTATACATGAACTCTAACAACCTGACCTGGTCGAAAGTGGGAAAGGTGTTCAGTGATAATTGTTACGGCTGGAGGCTTGATTTTAAATACACGCCTTGGGTTGATCTTTCCTTTAATGAGTCCGACTGGCTAACCGATAAATAAAAGAAAAATGGCATTTATTGAGATAGGTAATAATTTACTCGAGTCAGGCAATCAAGGTACCTTCGAAAGGGAATTGAGCTCCTGGGATATAATGAACGGCGGCGGGATGGGTCAATATATCCAACATACACCGCACACTCTGGAAAGAGAGGAGGTATTGACCTTTGATGACTCCGAAGCGTCTGCAAAAATTTCGTACTTGAAAAATGCTGGATTAAACCAGTATCAAAACCTCATTACTTTCGCCTCATGGGCGTTTGTCACAGGTAAGAAGTACAAAATAAAAGGCTGGGTTTACATTCCAGGAACTAACCCAATTGGCAACACCGGGTCAGAGATTTACTTTCATACTGATAATTCAAGTGCGGTAACTATTACAGAAAAAAACCGAATTGTGATCGGCGAAGGAGTAAAGGTCATCAAAAACTTTTCCGAGTCAACAACTCAACTTGAGACCTTAAACACCTGGATTGAGTTGTACTGTGTTGTTGAATGTATCGGCTCAAGTCTGGTTGCCTTTGTTCTTCGTGGAATGGACGAGGTTGCACACCCTTTAATTGAGGCGGGAAATATTTACCTGGACAAAGTTGAAGTGTATGAAGCTGGAGACGAAAACGAGTTGGACATTGAGAATGTATTTTGCAAAAATCCAATACCGGTTGTTGTTTCTTCTGCAAATGCCTTTCAAGAAAATTTCCGTTATGAGCTCGACTTGTTCATTAAGGAATCCGACGAATATAAAAAGGTTTTGAGCCTGAAAGGCTACCCCTCAATTAATGGTGATTACTCATTTAATTTGAAAAGGTCGGTATTGTCTTACCTGGAGGCGGACTTGCCCGCATTCAATCAAACTTCAATCACCTACGCAAGCAAAGCGGTAAAGCGTTTCTATTCGGTTGTGAGAGAGTTTTACGGCAATCCGATAGAAGAGAAGGGAGCAATAACAAGTCCTCTTAAAAACGGCTTTTACGGCGGCCTAAGCTTCGTTGATTGGCCAGGCAATACCTTTTTCAACATGGGAGAGGTAAGACCCTTTTTAACTCACCAGGCACCAGTGAAAAAAGTGACACGAACTCAGCAAGAGTTTTTACATTTTTTGGCCGATGAAAATTTTACTTTCGGTTTCTGGTTGTATGGTAAAATTTATTTTACCGATGGAACGACGCTCACAACCAATTTAAAATTTTCAGCTAGTGCAAAAGATAAGGTTGCAATTATTCCAGCTGGCTTTGCTCAACTTGGAATTGCAACCCTGGCACCTTCTAAAACTGTAAAAAAATACACCCTCTGGTGCGGTAATAATATTGCACCAGATGCGGCCACTCATACAACCGAGGAAAGAACCTTTATTTTAGATGACCGGTATTTTCCAACCGAGCGTTTCTTTCTCTTCCAAAACTCTTTCGGCTTTATGGAGGTGGTGAGGTTTACGGGAAAATTTGAAAGCTCAATTGAGATTGACGGCCAGGAGGCGGAATTGACATTGCCTTACCAATATGACCCAACCTCCGACAGTGAGTTTATTGAATACAATACCAGCTTTACGAGGAAGTTTAAAGCAAACTCGGGACACCTTACCAGCCAGGAAAAAATGAACCTGGTTGACTTCCTCGTATCTGAAAACAGATTTGAGCTCCTAAAAAATAGGTTCGTGAGAATCATTCTCCAGACCGACAAGCATAAAATTTTAAAAGACCTGGAGTACATGAACTCAATTGAATTTGACTACATCCACGCACACTCAAACCCCGCTTTTTCTGACTTATGATAAATCTAACAGACATTAAAAACAAAGCTGGTTCGAGTCCCGGAGGAACTGTAAACCTATACCTGGTACCATGGCAACAAGTGGCAAGCATTCCTGACCAGGACGAAAACGGAATTATTACCGGGAATATGGTTTGCCGGGTCGGTTACAAAGTCAGTCAATTCGAGTTTTTACCAGAAAATTGTGAGCTCGAAAACCCCTCCAGTGGTGACGGCGGATCCGCTTATTTAAGAACTCAGATAAGCGTTACGATACCGAAGGACGACCAGGTGAGGTTGTCTTTATTTTCAAAGATGTTGAACGGACTTTTTATTGCTATCCTTGATCAAAAAAGTAAGGCTGTAAAGCTTGCCGGGTCGATGGACGTTCCGTTGCTCCTGGAGTCAATGTCGGTTAAGTACGGCGGCCAGTCTTCGGACATAGTAGGAACAACTTTCAAATTTGTTGCAAAGGTCTTTGTTGCCGAATATCAAGGCGTAATCCCTCAAGTACCAAATACTCAAGTTGCCGTTGTCCTGACTTCAAAAGTAAACGTTGCGACTCATGGCCAGTCAACCGGCTCAATTAACATTACCCCCTCTGGCGGTACCGGCTCTTATACTTATTTGTGGTCAACCGGCGCAACAACTCAAGACATTGCCGCCTTGCCAGCTGGTACCTATTCAGTGACAGTAAAAGACGCGGGCGACCCTTGGAACAAGGCAACCTTGTCAAATATTCAAATAACAGAGCCAGCCGAAAGGCTTACAGGTTGGCGAGTACTTGAGAGTTCAGCTTATTGTGTTAAAAATACTTTAGAACCATAATTGTAAAAAGATGGCAGTTGTAGACGTCATAATTAACTCCGTTCATTCAGTTTATTCAGATACCGCCCGTATCAACATGACCATAAATATTAATACTGTCTATGATGGGGACTTTCTTATTATTTCTTCACGGTACCTTGGGCCGGGTTCATTTGGCACGGGGTGGGAATATTTTTGGAAACCAGATTTACCAGGAGGTGTAAAACTTCCCTCAAATGCGTACCAGTGGGACTCTGTAAGCTCCGACGGCACGTTGAGTATTACAATAGATGTGAGAGTAAAAGCGGTTGGAGGTTTCCCAGCTAGTGAAGACATACAAATAATTTTCCAGGTTGGAGCCAGTGGAAACCCCCAATTTGAGGGAATCACTCCAGTATTTCAAAAGGGTGTTGGATTCGAGCCGCAAGTAAATACCGGCGGTAAAGGCTGGACTACTTTAGAGCAATATTACCTTGACGATAACACCTCGACCGGAACCAGCAAAGCCAATTCAAGCAATGACCCGAATTACGTTCCACCGGTTAATGATTCAACCGCTTGCCCTATAGGGCAACCATAGCTCACAAACGCGTCCTACTTTAGGCCTTTCATTCACTAGACCTTTGATTACTCACGATAATCAAAGGTTTTAATGATTGAATTACGCACCGATAAAAACGAAAGCATTGACATAGAGGCAACAATTTCGATTGAAGAAAATAACCCCTCTTTTTCTTCGGACATTATACCGGGCTCTTTTTCCATGCCTTTTACACTCAAGGCCACCAAGAAAAATTCAAGGATTTTTGGACACCCGGAAAACCTCAACCTGGCTAAAAAAACAAAGTTGCGGTATTCTGGAGTCACTCTTTTCGTTGAGGGATTACCCCTCAGGCGTGGCGAGCTAATCTTTCGCTCAATTTCTAAAGATAAATACCAAGTCAACTTCCAGGCACAAATGTCCCTTTTGGGGTCTGTCTTCAGCGGCGTAAATATCCGCGAACTCGGACACCAGGACGTTAACTTAATTGATTTTACAACAGTGGGAGAGGGCGTTTACAATTCTTCCTGGAAGGGAAAAAAAGTCCTGGAGTTCAACCAGGAGGATTACCACCAAATACCCAACCCTTTTAAAGTAAAGATCAATGAAAAGGACTTTGAGTCCGACCAATCCATTACAACCGAATACATGAGAGTTGCCGACGTGTGCGACCAAATAAACGCGGCAAATATGGGTGTTCTTGCCGTCGGTGGTGGCAATCCAGCCTCCTTTCGAATTGAGCAACTTACGCCAGGCATTGACGCACAATTGGACGTTTACTTTTATGATTATACCGGCTGGACAATAAACCAAACTAGAAACTGGATTAAGGCTTACCACGATCAATTGAAACCGGTTCTCAACGGGGCGGCTTCAAATGCTTACCCGGCGCAAAATTTTGTCTTTCCTTTTATTAATAACGCTGGTCTCTATTCTGAGAAAACAAAAAATTTTACTGGCTTTATTAATGGCTATTATGACAACCAGTATTCGTTTAATGACTGGATTGCCGACAGGTACACAGGAGAGGAGCCCACAATTAATTGGGCGACCTTTAGCCCTATGTTTTACCTTTCCTATGTCTTTGACATGATTGAGGCCAAAACCGGAATTAAAATCACTGGAGATTTTGTCAAAGACCCCGATATTAAGAAGCTGATTATTTACAACAATCGGACACTTTGCAAGTTTGAAAAGCCTTATTATGACTTCGAATACAACTTGTACGACTACCGAATTAAGCCCGGTAACCACTTGCCCTCCATGACAATTAACGAGTTTCTCATTGAGCTCAAAAAAATGTTTTGCCTGGGATTCGACTATGACGACGTCAACAAGACTTTAAAAATATACCGGCTCAAAAACATGATTCTAAGAAAGGATTATGTTGACTTTACCGGAAAGCTTAACCCTGAATACGACATGGAGTTGAGCGAGCCGACCGGCGTGACATTCAGATACAAATTTGAATCGAAAGACGAGTATTACTCACAGAAGTCCGATAAATCACCGCTCGGTGAGCTGGTTTTTGGGGACGGGGAAACCCCGAAGGAGACCGCCTGGAGTACCCTTTACCACGTCGACGGGGGGAATAAATACGCTATCACCTTGCACCCTGGAGGCAACGAGGCCTCCGACTTTAGCCCGCGCCTTTTGTTCTACTACGGCCTTCAACCTGGAGTTACTCAAACCGTGCTGGCCTGTTTCGACGATACCAACTCGGAAGGAACAGTATTGAACAATTACACCCTTGCCTGGACTGGCCAGAAAGGCTTGTACAATCTCTGGTGGAAAGAGTACGACTATTTTGAACAAAATACCGAGCTTGTGAAAAGGACGGTTTATTTATCAATAGTCGACCTCTTACAATTTAACTGGAGCCTAAAAATAAGGCTGGAGGGCGTTAATTACTTTGTCAAAAAGCTTTCTTATTCTGTCTCCAGGAAAGGTTTACAAGCCGTAAAATTTGAACTCTATAAAGCAGACGTATGAGTGAATCGAAAATGACTCCAGAGGAAATCCACGCCTTTGTAAATAAAGAATTGGGCGACTGGATGCAAAATACAGTCCGACTTTTAAGAGATCGGATAAAGCAAAAACAATTGGTTTTCAGTCAGGATTTATATGAATCCTTCGAAACTCAAGCGGTAAACGCCACGCAAGACACCCTCGGCCAGGTCTCTTTGTCTTTCCTGGATTATGGAAGGCACCGGGACATTAATAAATTATTTTACTCCAGAATGCCTCCGGTTGAAGTACTGGAGGAGTTTGTTTTAAAAACAGGCCTGGAGAAATTCAAATATGTTCCTGGTTACAAGCAAGGGGCGCGCATTCCTTCAGATCAAATTGCAGCCCGGCGCATTGCCTGGGGTATCGCAAAAAGCCGAATTGGAAAGAGTTATGGCAAGCCTAAAAAATGGTTTCAAAAGCTTTTCTGGGGGCAAATCTCAGTACTGATTGATAAGATGCTGGACGGGTACCAGTCCGCCTCAGTTGGAGCGGTGGTTGACGGCCTCACGAATTAGCCTTTTATTGAACTCGACTTGGAAAACTTTTATTTCTTCGGGGTCTTCGTGAAAAATATGACAATGACCGCAATACTTGTTGTCAATGTCTCCTGGGTAGAATGACTTTAAATTGCAGACCAGACATTGAATGTATTTGGTTTTGTCGCGAAAATCAATCCTAAAAGAGGGGTTCGGTAATTCCATTTTTTTAAAGTTACAGCTGACACAGTCAATTTCAACTATGTCACCTGGCTGCGGTTATAGATATTTTTGTCTATGCTGGCCATGGTGAAAACTTTTCCCGGAATCATAGACATTTTTAGCTATGCTTTCCGGACCTCCTAGACATTTTCGTCTATGTGATCTTATAGACATTTTTAACTATGACAGCAGCTGTTTAATAATTGCATGCTTTTCCAGTGGTGGCAATACTTTCAACCTATTCACCCAGCGGTTTATTTTCCTTTTTATCCTTTGTCGTTCAATAAAGTCCTCACCTAAATAACTATAGTCATGCAAGAGCCCCTCTTTATTGTCGAAATTCATATACAGAAACTCAATTGCGGTTCCGTTCCTGGTCGTGCTTTTGAATTTTTTAAGGTTCCAGCCTTTCAAAAGGTTTGAGTATATCGGGTTTTCGTAAGTACTTATCAAAACATCACAACTCAAATTATTGGCCACCTTCAAGAGCTCTTCATGTTGATCGTTTGAAAACTCGAATTTGTAAACGTCCCCTTGAGTGCGCCTGGAAAATTTGGGGTAAGGTGGATCTAAATATATAGTTGTTTCTTTTTCAAATGATTCATTTTTGAGGAACTCCAGCCCGTCTCCAGTGATTAATTTGAAATTTGGAATTTTAACGCCTTTCCAGAGCGTCGTTATTTCCTCATTTATATCAATACCGATAGAAAATTGCGCTGGCCTTTTGTACCTCAAAACCGCGTCATTGCCTAAAAAGGGAGAAACAAAGACCTTGTGAGGTCTGATATTATTAATAATTGTCTGATAGGTTCCGTTACCTCCTTTACCTCCGTAATAGGTCTTTATGAGTGAATTTTTCATTGCTGCAGTATAGACATTTTTGACTATGTTGTCAAGAGTGAAGGCCTCAAACACGTCCTACTTTATGAGCTCCAGTCTCTATTGCTTTACCTTCAAAAAAGTGAAGCAATGGCAAGACCGCGTGAGGAAAACGTACAAGTAAACGTCACTATTGGAGACCGTATGGCCGGTAAAACGCTAACGGAATTAAACACCCTCTCCAAGTCCCTAAACAAAGAATTAAAAGCCCTGGTACCTGGTACCGACGCTTTCAAAAAGAAAGCCGCCGAAATTAAGGAGGTCAATGAAGTATTTGCGGACGTCAAGGAACAAGTAAAAGGCACCAAGGACAACATTTCCGCAATGACTGAGGAAATGACAAAGTTGGGGCCCGGAGCCGGTCTTATTGATCGTTTTAAAGCCGGTTTCCAGGGACTAAAACAAGGCCTGGACATTGGGGTAAAAGGTTTTGGAAGTCTCCGGGGAGCAATTGCCGGAACTGGTATTGGACTTTTGCTCATTGCTTTCGCCTCTCTTGTCTCTTACTTCAAGCTCACCGACGAAGGGTCAGAGAAGCTTGAAAGGGCAATGGCCGCCCTCAAAGCAATCTTTAATGTTTTGCTTGGACGTGTTGTCGAGTTCGGAAAGTTTTTAATGAATGCCATTGAAAACCCGGTTGAGTCAATCAAAAAGCTCGGCCAATTGATAATGGACAACCTTATTAACCGGGTCAAGGCTTTCGCTGTCATTTGGGACGCAATTAAAAGCGGAAATCTCCAGGCAATCAGTGACGGGGTAATACAACTCGGAACCGGAATCACGGACGCCTCAGGCAAACTCAAAAATTTTGTAAATGGAGTAAAAGAGCTCGCCACCGAGGCAATGACAGCCGCTGACGCCGCCGCGGAACTTACCAGGCGTACTCAGGAGCTTGAGGACGCGGAACGGGACTTGAGCGTAATTAATGAGCGTAGGAAAGGCCAGATTGACCAACTTTTATTGGCATTTAAAGACCAGAGCTTGTCCGATGAGCAAAGAATTGCAAACCTAAAACTGGCGGGGCAAATCGAACAGCAAATGACTGATGACAGCTTGCGCCTAGCTCAAGAAAGGTTCGACATTATCAAAGCCGAAAACGCTTTAAAGGAAAAACAAAATTTACTCTCTGATGACGACAAAGACGCGCAAGCCCAAGCCGAAATCGCTTTAATTCAGATAATGAATCAGTCGGCAATGTTGCGTCAGCAAATAGCCAACAAAGAAAGTGCTGCATTAAAAGACCTGGCCAACGAGCGAAAAAAGCTCCTGGACGATCAAAGGAAAGCTCAAGAGGAGTATAATAAAAAGCTCCTGGAGGCGCAAAGGACGCTTGAAGACCTCCAATTGGAAGGCCTGGAGGACGGATTGATTAAGCGATTGACAAAAATTCAGCAATCGTACAACCAGGAGTCCGCCGAAATCAGACGAAATATTGAGGACACCGAAAAAAATGAGAAAATAAGCCTGGCTCAAAGGGCAAAGCTCATTGAAGTCTATAAGCAACAACAAATCCAGCTGGAGAAAAACTTTGCAAAGGAGACTGGAGACGTCAGAGCCGAAGCCGCTGAGAAGGAAATACAACGAGAGCTGGCAATAAGGAATAAAGCAGACCTGGCAAAAGCAGACCTGGAGATACTGAACGCCCGCGAGAACTCCGACCGACTATTGGAAGCCAGGTTGGAAAAACTGGACATTGAAAAGGAGATTGAATTGCAAAACAAAGCCCTCACCGAAGAGGAAAAGGCTTTGATTGAGGCCGAATATGTTGCAAAGTCCGAGGCTCTTTACAAGGAACACGCCGAAAAGCGGGTACAATACGAGCAAATGGTGAAGGACGCTGCGTTGGGGCTGGCTAAAGATGGACTCCAAGCAATTGTCGAGTTTGGGGCAATCCAGACAGAGAAACAAATTGCAGAAGCGGAAAGGGTCAAGAATGAACGAGTTGCCAAACTTGACCAGGAGTTGAAATCCAAAAAAATTAACCAGGACACTTATGACTCCCAGAAAGCAAAGGCCGAGCAAGAATTTAACGAGAAGCAAAAAAAGCTCAAAACCGAGCAAGCAAAGAAGGAAAAGGCGGTTGCTGTCACTATGGCAACTATTGACACCATTTTGGGCGTTGTCAAAGCATTGTCAAGCGCGCCTCCTCCATTAAACTTTGTATTGGCGGCAATCACTGGAGCCGCTGGAGCTCTCAATATTGCCAAAATTGCAAGTACACCTTTACCAACTTTTGCAAAAGGAGGAGTTGTCAGAGGAGCAAGCCACCGAGAGGGAGGTATTGCAATGATTGAGCGAAAGTCGGGAAGAGAACTTGGAGAGCTGGAGGGAAATGAAATTATTATGACTGGAGGCGTGACCAGGAACCCTCATTTAAGAGCCGCTGCGAGTCGAATTAATGAAGCTGGAGGCGGACGAACATTTGAAGCTGGCGGGATAATTAATCCGTTAAGTACTTCAATTGCATCCACTGACGGCGGGTCGGCAAAATATTCAGCTGGAGGAGCTCTTATTGCGGGCGGTGATGGTGCGGCCTTGGTTGCAGAAATGAGAGCAACCAGGCAAGCAGTTGAAAGAATACCAACTAATATAAAAGCCTATATTGTGTATAGTGAATTTGAAGAGACGCAAGCAAGCGTTGAAGCGGTAAGGAGCGACGCAAGCTTGTCATAATGGAAAAGCTCTATAAAGAAAAATATGACTCAATTGTGAGGTTTCTTTATCACGAATACCTGGCCAGTATATCAAGTTTTGAGGGGCTGGCCAGCCTTGCGGAAAAGAACAACGACCCCTTGTTGCAATTCTATGTTGCAGAGCTCAAGAAATTGCGCCGAAGGGTAAAGGACATTGAATCTCAATTTTTAATCCTGGAGGACTTCAGGCACCCAAAAGAAGCATTACCAGGAGAAGAAAATTTTTTTTAAACGACGACCTGGCGAATTTATGTCCTGAAAAATTCCACTCCGGAAAGAAGAAAATTTGGAGCGAGGGTCACAGCTGCGGGTAAAAAATCATTGTTTTTTCGTGGAGTGGCTCAATTTTGGCCTGAGAACTCAGTAATATTTCCCGGCATAAGGCCGCTGGAATCGTTGCCCTTTGAGCTGGAGTATTTAGCTTATTAGTTGCCTCCGATTTGTGGCAAGTGTCGGTGACCTCGCACATTTTCCGAGGTATCCAAAGTTTATTGTTTGTCCAAATGTCGGTCGGTTTCATTCTATCGTCCGAATATTGGCAATAAGTGACCGTCCGGCGCAAGTAAGCGTCCATAAAGTCTTGGTGGCGTAACATTCCCCGCGGGTTCTCGATGTACCAGACCTCCGGTTTAAAGTAATCAATAATTTCAATGGTCTTTCTAACAATCTCAATTCCACATTGAGCAAAAATCGTTTTTGGGGTCTTGTCCTTTTTGTTCCAATGTTTCCAGGCACTAGCGACCGAGAACCAGGTACAAGGGGGAGACGCCCAAATGATGTTGGGTTTGAAAGGAACTCTGGAGACGTCAAAATTTAGAATATTGACTAGGTAATCAGGCTTGAAAGTCTTATTTACGTCAGAGGTAAAGCACTCAAAACCGAGCTTTTCGGCCTCTTTCGTGAAAGATTTTGACCCGCAAAAGAGCTCTAAAACCTTCATTCTGCTTCAATTATTTGGTTAAACACATGCCAGTTTTCAAAAAATGTTTCTTTCTCAATAAACTCGTCCTCCTTATCAGGAAATTCTTTACTAATTACTGAATAAGGGTAAAATATCCCGTTAACAATCGCAATAGTGTAAACTGCGCCATTTTGAAACCCGCCAGGTTCACTTTTCCCTATGAATAGCGCGCTATAATATGGTATCTCACTCATAGTTTTTATGGATATAGAAGTGTTTAGAGTACTTTCTAAAGGCGTCGGCAATCTCTTCGGCATCGTCTGACCTCAACATGGTTTCTCTTAATATTTTCATGTCAGCGTCAAATTTTTTGAAAGCCTTAATCAACCGGTACCTTTCATAAAAGTATAAAGTGACCCAAAAAAGCAGGAATCCGAAGAGGAAACCGGCGAAAAATGCTATAAAATCGAAATCCATGAGCTATTTTTATTCAGAAATTATTAGTTTTTTTAAAAGCAAAAAAAGAGGGTAGGGGACACGCCCCGCCCCTTTTTTAAACACCTCTCATCATTTTAAAAATTAGGTCATTATGTACTCCAGCCGTTTTAAGGATTGCAAAAGCCCCCATTAGGGTAAGCATTTTTGATTCTCCAGACTGATTATTTAATTGTTCAACCATTCTTAGAACAATGCTTTTTTCATTTTCTGGCAGTTTTTGCAATACCTCTGGTTTTACAACCGTGTCGAGTATTTTGATAATATCCGTTAGATTCTCAGTTGCTTTAGAATACTTTTCAATTATCAATTCATCGAAAGGGCTCATACTTCAGCGGTTTTAATTAAAATTTCCTTTTTCCGCTTTGCCCTGGTTTTTTTGGTGGTGGCTTGGTGATTAACTGGTAGTCTAGCAACCGAAATATTATTGCAACCTCTTGAGTTGTGAATTGTCAGGAAAGCGTTGACAATGGCAATGTGAAACTCAACTGATACCTGAAGCAATAGGGGCTCTTTTTGGCCGCATTTCTGGCACTCCAGAGCGTCTTTTGTGATAATTTGGTTGCAAATAGTGGGTTTGAAAATTTTGTTCATTTTGGGTTGGTTTTTAATACTTTAAAAAAACTTTGACTTATTGCCTTTAGCTTTTCCAACTCCTTTTCGTGGTCGGTCTTACTCTTAGTGCTTTTAAGTTTGTCAAGCCTGGCTTTGAAATTGATTTTGCGAGGCTTTTTATTCAATATTTTCGGGGTACCATAACTGAAAAACTTGCTCTCCTCATACTTTGGGTTCGTTCCTTCTTTAGGTTTAGTAAAATTCATTGTAGGGAAAAGCTTTTTCATGTAATCCGCGGCCTCTCTAACCTCCTGGAAGTTGTCGCCGCTAATTCGAATTTTAACCATTTGATGAAAAATTTAGGGTTTCAAGGCCTCCTGGTCGTCGTCCTCCATGTAGATAAAGCGGGCGTACCGCGCCGCGGCCATGCCTATTTTATTCATTATCCTCACCAGGTACCGGTGACTCGTTTTGTAATACTTGACTTGGTCGAATAGTATGAGGAGCTCTAAGACTGTAAAAGTCATGGAAAAGTTTTCCTTGTGATCCTGTTCGGCTTTTAGGAGACGTTTTCGCAATTCGGCCTCAATGTCAACCAAAGCTTTAATTTTTACATAGTCGTCAAAGTACATCAACTTGCCCTCCTCATAAATTTGAAAGGAGGAGATTGCCGCGGCCAGCCGGGCAACCTCATAAATGTCAGTCTTTAGTTTCACCTTTCCGTGGATGAGTTCAGAGGGAAACTGGCTTGCAAAACTATTTACAACCATAAGTTTAACCCGCTTTTTGAATCAGATTTGGGGAAACTGTTATTGTGTCAACCAATGGTTTATCCAGTTCGAGGTTTGCATAAAATAAAGCTCTTTTCAATTTTCCCTGGTGAGCTAACCTCTCAAGAAAAATTCTTAATTGCCTATAGCCATTATACAAGAGCAACTCTTTGCCGGAATACTTTTCCGGCTTCTTTTCTCTTTCGGACTCAAAGTCAAATGAGTAAAAGGTGTTTTCCGCATCCATGCCAGGACGGGCAAAATGTTCAAAGGTGTAATAAACTTTAACCTTAAAAATGGACAAATTTTCGTCTGGCTTCAGGAGTCTTTCTGATCGTTTCATAAATGGTAAAGAGTTTTGTTTGTTAAAAATTAATTTGAATCTTTACCCCGTGGAAGTGCTGGAGAGCTAATCCACGCCAGGGGGTGAAAGAAATTTGAGATTTAAGAGGCCGTGATTGTCGCAAGCAATCCCGGCCTTTTTTTATGGCGCGCGCCGCCCGCCCCCAGCTTCTATTTTGACCTTTTTCGTATTTGGCTGTCTTTGTTGTCGCCCTTGCTTTTCACTCTCTGGCCAAATACTCATTTTAAAGTCATTAATGGTTTTTGTGGTACCTTCCAAAGTGCAATTTTTCGTCATAAAATCTTACAATTATCCAAGTGCGCTACTTTAAAGTATTTTTTTTATAGTCTTTTATAGACCTTAGAGGACTTTAAAGTAAAGACCTTAAAAACCTTAAAAAGTAGGTCATTTTGCACAAAACAAAAATTATAAAAACCCTTGAAAGGGTTGATTTTACTGGGTTTTTATGAGCTAACGGCTGTAAATGTCAATTTTGGCTCATATTGTATTTTTAAAAGGACTTGTATGAATTTTAAGGGGGTTTAAAAGCTCTCTTCATATATTAGTTTTCTTTGAATTGTACAATTTTGTCGTTTATCGTAACCAGAAACTCAGCCATTTTTGAGGCTCCTTTTTCGGCAATTACTCCGGCAACCGTTAAAGCCTTGATATGCCGTTTTAAAGTGGACTTACTCTTGTTAGTCCGGGTGCTCAAGGCCTTTAAATTGGTTTTGAAACTGTAATTGGTGGTCTGGTTAGACTGGTAAGAAGCAATCCAGATTCTTACAAGGTGTTCTCCGGTGTGCTTGAGTCCGTTTCGCAACTGGTCAGGAAAGTCTTTGTCCTGGTTGTACCTGGTCACGAAGTCGTGAAAATTTTGCATAGTTCCGTTGTAATAAGGAACCAGTTTTGGTTGTGCGGTCTCGGTCATATACTATTGGTTTTGGTGATCGGTGAGGGAGTCTCAAACAATGCCAGCTGGTTTTGCTTGTGCACAGGCGCGCCCGTGTACTTCTGGTCATAAAGGTCTTTCAAAGTGTCCTCCAGGCACCGGAGGCGTAAGGATGCAATGTCGGCGTCAATCTTTCCGTCGATTATCCATTGCGGATAAACCCTTTTTCGAGTGGCAATTTCGCGCTTGAGCTCTTCAATTCTTTCCTCTGGCGAGGTTGAAAAGTGGTTGTTGACCGTTTCCGGTTCGTCGGGTCTTTTCCCGTCTAAAATTCTTGCGTACATAGGTTTCCAATTTGTGAAAAAGGAAACTTAGAAATTGTACTTTTTAAAGAACCCGTTTTATTAATTTCTACTTAACATAATATAAATAAACCGCCGCTAACCGGTACAATTTCCGGTTGAAATGTCAAAAGACGGCTATAATATATTACATGCATACTGAAAAAAATTTGTAAAATTCCTCGGTAATTTGCTAAGTAGCTATTGAATATGTGCAAAAGAGTTCTTACCTTAGTGATATCAAATCGGCGTGCAAAACTAATTTGATTCACAAAGGGGGGGTAAGGTATTCTAAACAAAACTTTATCCCCGTTTTTTTGTACTATTTTAAGCTTCTGTTTTTCTAGTTCATTAAATAATTAATACCAAATATTTATAAAATAGTTAATTGTTCACTCTCCTCACTTAGAAAAAGCAATCTCATCACACTAAAGGGAATAAAATACCGGAAGGAAACTATATAATATTCCTTCTTCTTTAGCTTAAAAATATAGGATAAGTAGTTTTTAAGCAAGCCAATTTTGTATTTATTCGACTTCCATTTTACCTTTTCCTCATAAACTATGATAAAGTCAGTGTCCGAGGTCATTACGTAAATGATGAAAAGTCCAACCCTCTTTTTATAGAGTCCCTTTTTTCGTCTTTCCACCCAGGTCTAAGGCCTGTTTTACGAATACAACTTTTTCAAGAATAAATCCAACAACTTTTTGTATATTCGTAAATCCTTCTATAAAATACTTTTTAAACACCTTCTTCTTTTTAGGCGAGGCCAGTAATTAATTTTCCTGGCCTTTCCTATTTTCCGAGCTTTCCTTTCGCCCTCAGGTCTTTTTCAATCAAATCATTTAGATATTGATTTACCCCTTTTTCACCGGCAACCTCTTTAACAGTGGCCATAAAGGGAGACCTTAACGGGTACCTGGTCAAGTCTCTAATTTTTACTTTTTCCATGGTTTCTCCTTTTGAGACGCCACAATGATAGATAAAAATTAATATACTCCAAATTAAAATCCGCCTTTTTTATGATCGGCTTTCAATTTTTTAAAATTCAAGTGAGTGTAAATTTGAGTTGTGGCAATCGTCTCATGTCCCAAAAGGTCTTGAATTGCTGGAGTTGGCGCGCCATTGTTGACCAAGTGAGTAGCAAAGGAATGTCTTAAAATATGCGGTGATCTTCTCTCCAGGTCGGTAACAAGACTCAAATATTTTTTAACAATGTCCTCAATTCGCCGAGAGGAAATCGGGGAGCCCTTGTCACCAAGAAATAAAAACTCCGCCTCCGGGTAAATCTCCTTTTTTTGCCGGGCATAGTTTTCCACCTGGGAGGAGAGCTTGTCATATAATGGCACAATTCTTTCCTTAGTCCCTTTGCCAATTACCTTAATTTGTTTTCGATAGGGGCTAAACTGGAAGTCTTTGAGGCTGGCCAGCTCTGACACTCTTAAACCGGTGCCGTACAGTGTCTCAATAATTAGTTTGTCCCTGGCACCAATAAAACCCGCGGGAAATTCCAAGTCATCTAATAACCTGGACAAGTCCTCCTCGTCAACAAAGTAAGGCAACATACGCTCTTTTCTATACCTGAAAAACTTAAATGAAGGGTTTACCTCAATTAGTCCTTTACGGTATAGAAAGCCAAAAAATGATTTAAGAACCGCAATTTTTACATTAATGCTCTTAGGCTTCAAATCCTTTTCAGACAAGAGGTACAACCAGGCTTTTAAATGTCCGCGTTTTGCCTCAGTAATGCTAATATTGAAGGTTTCTTTTACATACTTTTCAAATGCTCGAAGCTCCAAAGTATATAGGCGCACGGTATGACCGCTATACCTTTTTTCGTACCTAACGTATTCAATAAATTTTTCAATCACAGTAGCCAGTTTAAAAAATAGAGCGCGAAAATACAAAGGAATCTAAGAGGGGCAAGGCTTTGGAGATAAATTCAGTACTAATACGTATTACATAGAATACGTAGAATATTATATTACATGTATTCTGTCTAATACTTTATTCTATGTATTATTGTATTATAAAATTTATTTATGAGCAAAATAATTTCCTTTATGAATCAAAAAGGGGGTGTCGGTAAAACTACGCTCCTGGTGCTGGTCGCCTCGGCTTTATTCTCCAGAAAAAAACTCAAACTTGGAGTAATTGACGCCGACCCGCAACAATCTATTTATAAGCTACGAGAGGCGGAAAAAAAGAAAGGTACCGGTTTTGAAATTATCCCTTTTTCCTGGAAGAAAGAGGACACCGCGGACTTTCCCTTACTCCGTTTTAAGGAGCTAATTAATGAAAAGGAGGGAGAGTTTGATTACCTGTTTATTGACAGTCCGGGACGTTTGGACGGCGAAGAGGTACCGTTGATTTTGACAGTATCAGACTTTGTAATTGTCCCTCTGGTTGGTTCGTTTGACGATATCCAATCAACGCTGGGTTTTCTCCAGGTGGTACCTCCAATTCTCAATAAGAAGGTGTCCAAAGGATATTCCCTGGAGGTAATAGGCCTGATCAATAAAAAGGACAAGACCTTGGAGTATAATGAACTTGAAAAACTCAAAGGCGTTCACGGCCTTAAGTTGTTCAATACCTTCATTTCCTATAAAGCCAGGTACAAGCGAAAGTCCACTATTAAAGACATAATACCGGGCAAAGACTCCGATGAGTTCAACATTTTCCTCAATGAGTTTTGTAAAAAAGTAAAAATTAAATAAGACCTATGGCAAAGCCCAAAAAAAAGTCGTCGGCTTCTTTGCTGGACGACATTATTACCAACGCTCAAGAGTCTGGAGCAAAACTGGACGTTGAGAACGCAGCCGAATTTTTTGACTCGAAGCCAGGCAAAAAGCCAGGCAAAAAAGTAAAGGAGGCGTCGGAGCCGGTTGAAAAGAAACCGGAGCAAGAGAAGAAAATAAAAAGGAGCTATGATTTAAGCCAGGAGACAGCCCGCAACATTGCGAGGTTGAAACATTGGGAGCAGCTGCCAAATGAAGGAGCCGCCCTGGAATTGATTCTGAAGCCCTATTTTAAAAAACACCCTCAGGAACCATTGAAAAACGAGATTTAAAAAGGTTTATGCCGTACTATACAGAAATCAATATTTCGAAGAGAGAGGAGATCTCAATTAAGGCTTTTGAAATGGCCTTGAACTCTTCCCAAAAAGTAAACTTGGTCTCAAAATACGAATTGTATGAGCGGGTCTGGTTTGATGTCGAATCGGAAAGCCTTTTGGAGCTTGTCTTTCTCGGCAAACATTGGCAACTCCATGAGCTGGAATTGAAAAAAGGAGGTTAACCCTCCTTTTTCTTTTTCTCCTGGTAAGCTTTCAACTCTGACTCATTCTTGTCGCGGTAACCCTTCAAAACGGTCTCTATGAGATTGTTTTTTGCGCGGTTGTCCATGTCGGCAAGGTCTTGTAAATCTGACCACAACTTGCCGTCAATCTTAATTGAATGATGTTCTTTAGGAGCTCCAGTGTTGTTTTTTTCTCTAGGCATCACCTTTTCATTTTAAATATTACATACTGACCAACCGTCAACACTTGTTCAACCTAGTATTACCCCGTAAATTCGATTCACATTGTTTGTACGGGTTAGGTTGTGAAGTTGAAAGCAAAAAAATAGAGGGCGAAACCCTCTTTTTTTTATGCCTTTTCCGGTGGTACTAAGGTACTATTTTTTTAACACTTTGGAACCGCATTGATAATACCAGCTCTTGTTGTAAGCCATTGGACAATTAGGTGTCCCGCCAGCGCAAGACTCTCTCAATATCTTGGTATATCTAATTAAAGAATCCTTACCGCATTTGGTACCAAGGCTTTTAGTATATCCTTTTGACTCTAAAGTGTCCGTGTAAAATGTCTCAACATAGATAACAAAGCACTCCTGGCAAAGAGAGCTGGAGTCAGTTGCAGCAATTTTATTTGGGGAAACGTCCTCCTTTTCGCATGAAGCGGCGGTACATAGGACAAACAAAAGGGCAAGGATTGAGTAAAGTAAATTTTTCATATTTCAGTTGTATTTCAAAGTCCAATATATAAGGCTTTCAGGCCAAAAACTTTTTAAAGTAGTGTAACTTGTGCACGACGTAATATTGAGGTCGTAAATTGATCGGTCTGGAAAGAGCCGTACTTTTGCTCATAGGCCGCAATCATCTTTGAGATAAATTCCATTTTCTCTTTATTGAGGCTGTCCAAAATCATTTCCTCAATTGCTTTTTTCTCGGCCAACTGGTTTTCCAGGTCTCTTTTAAATTCTATGTCATTGTGTTGCTCCTCATAAGCTTTGATCATCCTTTTGAAGGTGGTAAAGGCCTCAACTTTGTCTAGTTCAACATAGGTTGCAAAAATCAGCTCTTGTTGTAATTGTTTTTCAGTTTTCATAATCATCATTGTTTTTACTTATATACCACTTGGTGGTACTAAAGTAACCACTAAGTAGAAAATATAAGTTGATTACCCGGTGACCACTAATCGAAAAAGTGTATAAAAAAAAACCTTGGAAAATTTTTCAAATAAATTGCCCGTCAAGTGCGGGTTTTATAAGTTTAAAAAGTGTATAGCGAAAAGCATTTGTTTTAATTTATACAGGTATGGCAAAAACCCCTCAGGACGTTTTTATTTTTCATAATGGTATGGCTTGCGTATTGGATGAGTACGGAGAGCAAATCCCAGAGCTCCAGGGCGAGTTTAATGAGGAGCTTTTTAATAAGCTCCTCCAGGCAACTAACAATAATACCCTTTGGACGTTTCCAGGTCTTAGTGAGCCAAAATTTAGCATTTCCAAAGATTTGAAAGAGTTTGAAGAGGTGGCCAGACGTTACCTGGCTAGAGAAAAAACAATTGAACCTGGAGCAGTAAAAAAGCTGGCTTCATGGTTAGGCGAGGAGGGAGTGAGATACTTTCGCCATTTAAAAGGCCTTACGGGGACGGTTTCTCCAGTCTTGAGGCTTAATGTAAAAAGGAAAAAAATTCCAGTTCACCCCGTACACTTTCGCGAGGGAATGGAAATCAGAAACTATTTAAGAAGTCTGGAGGAGTGTTCGACCTGGACTCATGCAGACCTGGAGAACCGATGGCGGGAAATTGTTGAGGAGGCAATTAAATGAGCGGTGACGAACTAATATCAATGGTGCGCGACGGATTGCCGCCAGTGACAATCATTCCTGGAGAGTTTTACCAAGTTCCGGTTTTGGCAATTGACAAAAGGATACCTGAGGCCGAGGTGTCGCCTGTATACCTAGTAAAGTTTAAAAAGGTCAAGAGAGGCGGGAATGTCCGTTGGCTATTTGATAAAATTTCCCTTTTCCGTTAAAATGAATGTTGCAATTTTTGTTCGGGTCAGTAAGAAGAGCCAGGAGTATGAGCGGCAAATACTGGAGCTCCAAGAGTACGCGGATAGCAAAAAGTATAAGGTGGTCGAGGTCATTTCGGAAAAGGTCACCGGCTCAAAGAAGAATGTTGACCGCCAGGGAATAGTGACCCTTTTGAGCCTGGCCAGGTCTGGCGGAATAAAAAAGGTACTGGTTTCCCAGGTTACAAGGCTAGGCCGTAACTCCAGAGAAACCGACCGCATATTGGAGGAGCTGACCTCCTTAAAAGTGTCCGTATACACCCGACACTTTAACCTGGAGACTTTGGACGAGAAAGGGAATAAAAGTCCTCTGGCTGGCTTAATATTTGGTATTTTAAAAGAAATTGCAGCCTATGACCTGGAGGTGTTGAGCTATAACATTAAGAGCGGGCAAGAGCTGGCCAGGAAAAAAGGAAAGGTAATTGGCCGACCAGCTGGAGTTGAAAGTGACTCCGAGATACTATCGAAGTATAAAAAGGTCGTTAGCCTTATTAATTCCAGTCACAGTATTCGCAATATTGCAAAGCTAACTGGTTATAGTAGCCCGACAATTCAGAAAGTAAAAAGAGCCATGAGCCAACCAAAAAGCGTTTAAAACCTAAAGTATTTCAAATGACAGATCAAAAATTAATTGCAAACCTTCGTCTGGAGTGGTCAGAAGGAGGAAACCAGGAGCGGCGAACTTTTCAAACAATTGGCCAGCTGGTCTCCTTCTTAAAAGCAAACCCAGAACTGGCCGTAAAGCTCCAGTATTATAAAAAGGTTTCCCGTGAGCAACTCACCCCCTCAAAAGCATATTAAAACGCTTAAAATAATACTCTTGTCCGAATTTTAACAACTTGTAAATAAATGTATTCCATATAATATATTTATTTGTTGCTTTAGATCGAATAGAGGCGAGAGAGCAATGAAAAACACGATTACAATTCCCGTGTCAAGTCACGTGAAAAAATTTCTGGTACACCGTTACGGAAACCAACCAATTACTTTAACCAGAAAAAATCAACTTGGAAACTTCATTGCGGGGTTTCTATCTTCCACCGACTACCACATACACAAGACCCCCCAAAAATTAACCGATTCAGTGAGCTTTGTTCTCAACTCCAGGTTTAAGAAAAACAAAAGCTTTCTAACTGAAGAGAACGCCAAAAAGCTTTCCTACTTCTTTGACCAGGAGTTTAAAAAAGACTTCTGCAATCACATTGATTTTTACATGGTGTTTGGTTTTACCATGGAGGAGGCAATGAAGGACTTTAGTAAAAAGTATGGCATAGAAGAGGAGGAGTATTCCATTTTTACCATGAGAAGGTATTACCAGAGATACGGCACACCATTAGCTGAAAGACAAGCAAAAAAAAAATCTCTGAAACCTAAAAAAAGTTTTCCCGATAACGTCGCCCAAAATATAAACATTTTGGGGTCGAAATATAACGAATTCAAGACAAAGCAAGCAATGACATTTTCATTGCAAAGAGTTCAACCAGCCCTGGCGGTTGCTGTCTAAAATAAGGCGTCCTACTATCCAACTTTTTGTCCTTATTCCTTTGCTGAATGAAAATTTCAAAAGAGGGTATCGACTTCATAAAAAGCTTTGAAAGCTTCAAGCCGAAAATGTATTACTGTCAAGCGGGTAAACCTACAATTGGTTATGGTACCGTCATTGACACCGAATCCGAAAAATACTTACTGACCGCAACAATTGCCGAGGAGAAAGCCTCTCAATTAATGGCAATCGACCTGGGGAGGTTTGAAAGGTCGGTAAATAGCCTGGTTAAAGTAAAGCTGACTCAACATCAGTTTGACATGTTAGTGTCATTCGCTTACAACGCTGGAGCTGGTGACGACGGGTTGGCCGGTTCAACTCTTTTGAAAAAAGTAAACATTAACCCCAACGACCCAACGATTAAAGCGGAGTTCAACCGCTGGGTATATGCTGGGGGGAAAAAGTCGAACGGACTAATTAGAAGGCGAAAGGACGAGGGAGAGATTTATTTTCTATGATTAATGTACTACTTGTAAACCCTCCAGCTGGTGCAAACACTCCTGGACTACTTGAAATTAATGTTGTGTTGAAAGACAAAGTTTTGTCTATCCCGGACATTAATGAAGATAATGAGTTGGTCGGCGACCTGGTGTTGGTTGAAGGCG